GGTTGGCGGGTGCGGCCAGCGGCGTTGCGCCGTAGGCCACAAGAACGATGCCGGCGCGGCACTCGAAGTAGGTGTCTCGCGTGATCGTGACGGCGGCAGACCAGTCAGCGGTCAGGGTCGGGATGGTCATCGGGGCGCTCCATGCGATTTTCGCGCAGGATGAGCGCCAGCCCCCTCGGGCCGAATGCACCCGTCACTTGAAGATGATGCCGGACGATCCCGAGATCGTGTTGACCGTGATGCTCGTGCCGCCCGTGCCGCCCACGACGGCGATCTGGCTACCGCTTCCGCACACGATGTCGGTGACGGCATCGCCTCCGCCGCGCCGGAAGTTGGTCGAGTCCGCCGAGATGCGCGAGCCCGAAGTGGCGCGGCATCCCTCAACCGTCGCTCCGGTGAACACGCTGTCAGGGCAGATCACTTCGCCCCCGTGATCTGCCCGAACACCCGTGGCGCAGCCCGTGCCCGAAGCCGAGCGAGCCACGATCTTGCCTCCGAAGTCCGCGAACAAGCCCACGCCAGCGGCGCTGTTGACCGTCACATCATCCGCGTTGACCGTGGCCCCTGTCGTCGCCAGGATCGCCGCCGCTCCGCCCGCATTCGTGAAGCTGCCGCTGTCCACGCAGACGCGCGAGCCGGTCTCGGCAACGACCCCACGCCCCGCCACGGAGTTGGCCGTCACGCCCGTGGCCTCCACCTCCGCCGCGTTCCGAACGACGAAAGCATCCCGCCCGATGTTTGTCAGGGTGGCGTTCGGGGCGCGAAGCCGCGCGCCCCCGAAAACCCGGAAGCCGTCAAAGGTCGGGTTGTCAATGGTGATCCCGTCGCAGCTAAGCTCCCCGTGCTGATCGACCGCCACGGCATTGCCCGCCGCGCCGTTGATGACGAGCCCGAGGCCGCTGCGGATATCCGCGTGCACAACCGAGTTCTGGAGGACTTCCAGCGCCGCGCCCGCGCCGCCCGCGTTGTTGATCGTGGTATTGGTGATCTGCCCGAAGAGCGTTCCGAACGACCGCCGAAACTGCACGGCGGTGTTGGCGCAGTTCGAGAAGTCCGAGCCCGCCGCGTACAGCCGGGAGTTCCGCGAGATGAAGACGCCGATGTCGCCGCCCGCCCCGGTGAAGTTCCCCCGCTCAAGCCACGCGTCCGACACATGCGTGATCCACGCATTCCGGAAGGTGAAGTCGCGGAAGGACGATTGCAGCCCCACGACGCTCGACGCCTGGTAGACGAAAAGCCCCGTCCCCGCTCCGTTCCTCGCGCCTTTGCCGGTACTGCCGATCTGGAGGTGCGAACCGTTCTCGATGTGGATCGCGTAGGTTACGGTCTTGCCGATGAGGTCGAGGAAGATGTCCCAGATCGGCGCGCGCGCGTTGACCGCCTTCATGACGTAATCGGTCGCCGTCCAGCCCGCCGCGAGGTTCACGGTCGCGTCAACGGAGGTGATGCGGAACTTGCCGAAATCCCCGTTCTCGACAAGGAGCGGCGCCGTGAGTGCGTGCCCCGTGGCGATCCGCAGTTCGATCTCGTGCCCGTTCTCGACGGGCAAGGTGCTGTAGGCATCGACCGCCGCCTGAAGCGTCGGGAAGTCGGACGGGATGTTGACCACGAGATCCGTGACGATCGGGCTCGTCACCCCCAGCACCGTCCGGGCCGAAGCTGCATTCGGTGCCGCCAGAAGTGTCTCGGCATAGGCCGTAGCCGTGATGCCGCCGCTGAGAAGCGCCGCGGGCGTGAGCGTGCCGTCGCTTCCGAACTGGAGGAAGAAGCCCTCCTCCGGAGTGATCTTCGGCTGCTCCACACCAAGGACACGGGCGGATCGCTTGATCTCGCGGTCATGGTCGCCAAGCGTGGACCAGATGCGCGCGAGCTCGATGTTCAGGTTCGAGACGAGGCTCGGATCGGCCGGCGTGTAGTTGGCGCTCCGGTTCGGGCGCAGCATCGTCTCGAGGACGATCTTGCTGCCGGTCGGCAGGGCCGAGAAGAACGTGATCGAGGCGTTATCGTCAAACCCGTTCGCGTAGGCGCGGGATCCGGTCCAGTCGAAGCGCCGGACGCCATCGACGTAGACCTCTACGGCATCGTCGTCGAAGAGCCGGTAGCCAAGGAGGAACGGTCCTGCTGACGGAGAGGCCAGCGTGTAGGACGTGGAGCGGGTGGTTTTTGCGAGCGTTGCCATGCGCGGAGAATTGAGCCGCGAACGAAATCGCCGAATGCACTACCGCCCGAGGAGGGAGCCGAGATCGGGAGCGCGGGTCGGGACGGGAGAGCCCGAGGGCCAGAACTCCTGGTTGCCGAACAGGTTCTCCCGCCGCGTGGCGTTCGTCTCCATCTGCTTCACGCTCTCCGGGTCGAGGAAAAGCTGAAGCTGGTCCCAGAACATGCGATCCAGCGCCGGCCCCACGAGCGGCGTCTGCCCCATGGGGGTGTACCGCTTCCCCATGCGAACGAGGTCTTCCGCGAAGTTCGGATCCTCGCCCATCCCGAGCGCGATCGCGTTGGCAAAGGTCAGATCCCACACATCGTCCATGACTTGCGGGATCGGACCCGCGATGTAGGAGCCGAAGCCGCCGCCCCACGACGACTGCCCCGTGGACACGATGTCCCCCAGAACGCCGAAGCCCCCGCCCTTGAGCGCCGCGCGAGCCCAGAACATGCCGTTGTCCATCGGCTGCGGATCGTTGCCCTTCACGATCTCCCCGATCTGGAGCGCGAGCGCCCCGAGCACAGTCGCGCCCGCGGCGAGGTTGAAGGCGTACTTGAGCCCGCCCGTCGACATGAACCCGCCGTTCATCTGGATCCGGCGAAGCTGGTTGACCGTGAAGGTCATCACGAAGCTCTTGAACATGAGCCCGGACTTCATGACCTCGTAGGGGATCGAGCCGGGCGGCATCCCATAGGCGGCCGGATCGACGTAGCCGCGGGCGAGAAGGCTCTGCGTGGGAACCGCGTACTCCGTCTGCTCCTCCACGAGCCCCTGCATCTTCGCGAAGATCCGATCGGCCGTCGCCCGGTCCAGATCGGTCGCCTCCCGCCAATACATTGGAGGCGCGAAGGTGGCGCCGTTCTCAGCCCGGTAGAGGAACCGCGGATCGGTGAAGGCCGCCCACTCGTCCGCGGTCACGCCTGCCTTCTGGAGAAAGCCCCTGAGCGGCATGTCGACCTGATCGAGGGTCTTCCCCGCCTGCGACGCGAAGAGCCCGCTCATCTCCATCTGGAAGGCGATGCGGCCCATGTCCGTCCAGCCCGAAAGGCCCTGTATCCGCATGGACGCGCTCGACAGGCGCTCTGCCACCTCGGACGGGGGCACCTCCGTCTGAAAGCGCGCCATGGCCGCCCCAGGGTCAGCCAGCGTGTCCGCGACCCATCCCATCCGCAGCGCGTCTTCCGGCGTCACGACCCCGCGCTTTGCCAGATCCTTCACGAGGCGGGCGTGGGTAGCGATCACGTTGCCCGGGTTGAGCCCGACCGATTCCGCCGCGAGCCGCATGGAGTTGATGTCTGCGATGGACGCGATGATCGCCCGATCGAGGAAGGCGGAGGTCATCACATGCCGGGTGCTCGACAGGAACGTGCTCATGTACGCCTGAAACACCGTCTCGGGCGCTGCGTTGCCCTGAGCGACGCGCATCATGCGGACGGCGTGGGTGCCGTTCGAGACGACGCGATCAGCCAGCGCCACGTCCCCGCGCTTCCGGGCTTCGGCAAGGGCAAGCTGGGTCTGGTACTCCACCCCGAGATGCGGGCTGGGCCCGAAGTTCCGCATCGCCACGATGTCCCGCGCCATCTGGTGGACGTGGGTCATCAGGCTCTTGAACGGGTCGCCCGTGCCGTACTGCCGGTTGTAGTCCATCCAGCCGTCCGCGGTCTTGAAGTGCAGGACGCGGTGCTCCGCATTGGCCCGGTAGAGCGCCTTGCCCCGCGGGCGCCCATAGACCGCCTCCCGAGAGCCCTCCCCGAAGGCGATGTTGTCGTAGATGTCCTTCAGGAACCGACGCTGGCTGTCGATCGACGGCGGGTCGCCCCCTTCCGGCTGGAACGGCCGCCCGGTCAGGCGATCCTCGATCCGGGTCCAGTCGATCTGCGGCGCCACGTCCGCGAACCAGCGGTCGAAGCCCGCCCGCGTGATCGCGAGCCGGTTGTGCGAGTGCGGGAGGCCCCAGTTGTCCAGCTTGCCGATAATCCCACCGGCCTCGTTGAACATGAGCCGCATGTCCTCAAGCGCGTCCCTGATCACCTCGGACAGCGCGCGGGCGCTCACGTCGCCCGTGGCCTCCCCACGCAGTTCCCGGACGATGTTCTGCATCTGGGCGGGCTTGGTCAGGGAGCCGATCAGATTCCGGTGATTCTCGACAAGGAAGCGCGCGAGCCGCCCGTTGAACCGCCGGACCAGCGCGCGGGCCTCGTAGTCCATCCGCTCGACGGAGCGCGTCTGCATCCGGTCAAGCTGCGGAGCGTTCGCCACATCTGCCTGCAATTTTCGCATGTTGGCGATCTTCGCGAGGTAGACGTGGCGGGTCTCCCCGGCCTCCTTTCGGAACGCCATCTTCACGTCCTCGGCCGCCAGGGCTTCGGCCATATGGCGAGGATGTCCACGGCGCTCGTAGTCGTCGCTCATGTCGCGCCACATCTTCTGGGCCCGCTCCCCGCGCTCCCGGTCGATGGAGCCCTCGTCTAGGGCGTCTCTCACACAGTCGGCAAAGCTCATTCCGGCGCTCCCATCATGCCGCAGAGGTCGAGCCGGGCGCTAGCCCTGTCGCCCGCGTCCAGATCGTCCAGCACGCGCGAGGCCGGGACCATCGTTCCGTCGTCCATCATCACGTTGAAGTCGCCGTCACGCTCGATCTGGGTTCGGAGGTCGTCGGCCACGGTGTCCTGCACCACGCGGGCGTCCTTGGACACGGGATCGTCGAACATGCTCCGCTGCGCGCCGCCGAAGAGCCCGCCCGGATCGTCCTCCACGCGGGTTTGGTCAAGGCGCCCCATACGGGACTGCTGCTGCCGTGCGGCGATGGTGGCCCGGTCGCGCTGCGCCTGCCCGGTGTCTACGCGCTCGGTGCCGGGGATCCGAGTCTGGCCGTCCGCCGCTCGAGGAGCGCCTGCGTCCCCTCCCGCACGCGGATCAGGGCCTCCCGCTTCTGCGGCGAGAGGTTCGGTTGCGCGAGCATCTGGTTCTGCCGGTCGAGCAGCACCCGGAGCCGGTCCACGCCGGCCTGGGTCTTCCCACGGGATGTCGTCGGTTGCCTCATCGGCTCGCGCCCAGAAGTCGGTTTCACGCTCGTATGCGCGTTCTACCAGATATTCGACGCTTCCGCCATTGCGCTGCGATTCCGCGATGATCTCGGCCCGCTCGGCCTCCGTCAGGCGATCGAAGTCGCCCGTGCGCTTCAGGTAGGCAGTCACGTCCTCTGCGATCCGGGCCATCGCCACGTCCTCGCCCTGGTCGAAGAGGTAGCTGTTGAGGTCGATGGTGAACTCGTCGGGGTGATCCGGCGGCGCCCGCCAGTCGTCGATCGCCGTGGGCTCCGTGCGACCCATGGCGCGGATCTCGTCCATCCGCAGATTCATCTCGACGGAGAACGGCGTCTTCTCCCCGCTCAGAATCTCCCGCGCCATGGCGTCCACGAGGTCGTCACGGTCGAGGTAGAGCCCGTCGTCGGACATGCGGATGCCCGTGCCCGGCTCCATGCCGATCTGCGAAGGGGTGATGTTGTCGAGCGAGGCGGAGCCGTTCTTGCGGATGTAGGACAGCGCCTGCTTCTGGGTGACGCCGCGCGCCATAAGTTCGGAAGCCACCCACGTCATCTCGCGCTCGCCCGTGGCCGGGTTGATGCGGGTCCACTGGATGCCGCCGATGCTCTTGATCTGCTGCGCGAGCGGGTGCTGGTAGCGGAGGATCGGAAAGTCCCGCAGGAGCGCGCTGTCGGCCTCCGCGATGGCCGCCTCGGCTTGCTGGGTGAGGAGCGGATCGGGAAGGGGCTGGGGCTCCGCGCCGTCCACAGGCGGCAGGCGGCTCATCTCGATCTCGTTCGGCACCAGCGGCTCGCGCTCCGGGTTGATCGGGTTCCGGAGGATCAGCGTTTCCTGCCGGGCCACCTCGAACGCATCGCGGAGCGGGTTGTCCGTCTCCCCCGCCAGCGCGTCCTCCACCTTGTCCACGGCCATGCTCTGATCGAGCGTGAGCGGCTGCGTCGTCCGGCCCCGGGCCTTCCAGTAGACCAGCCCGCGGCGCCCGGCTTCCACGACGCCACCAATGGCGGCGCCCGCGCCTGCGGCCATGGCAAGCTGCGTCGCCACGTCCGGGTCCGGGATGTCCAGCCGCTCCGCCTGCGCGAACTGCGAGGGCAGAAACGCAGCCTCGGCCGCCGTGTTGATCGCGGCTTCCCGCGCCATGACGCGAAGGAACGAGCCGGAGCCGCCGCCGAGGAGAAGGAACGGCAGGTTCTTGATGTCGGCGGTGATCCCGGCCATGCCGCCAAGGAACTCCGCCGCGAACCGGCCCTCTGGCAGCATGTCGAGGATGCCCTGCGCGTCCTCGTAGTCCGCCTGCATCCGGGCGTTCGCCTCGCGCTCGATCGCCTCGTCAGCCACGTCGATCTCGGCCCACGCCTGCGGATCGGCCTGCGCCGCCTCACGCGCCATCTCAAGCACGGTGTCGCGCGCCCTGCCGCGGCTCTTGATGAGCTCGGGGCGGAACTCCGTGCCAGCCGAAACCAGTCCGCGCGCCACAAGCTCTTCCATCACCCTGTCGGGGCCCAGAGCCTCAGCCGCCCGCGCCGCGCGCTCGCTCGCGACCATGGATCGCGTGTTCGCGGCCCGGAAGTTCGAGTCGTTCTCCAATTGCGCGGTGCGGTAGCCAGCGGTCAGCCCTTCGATCCACGACGGGATGCGCTCGTTGGCCGGCTGGCGGCCCTTGATCTTCGGGGGCTCGTCGAACTGCTCGAGGAAGAAGGTCACTGCGCGGCCTCGCGAAGCCTCATGGGGTCGAACATCAACACGTCTCCGTTCGCGTCCACGATGTCGGTCACGCTCGATCCCGAGACGATCTCCATGCGGTAGAGGTTCTGCCCCACGGCGACGTAGCGGACGCGGCCATCCGCGAACATGTCGGCCGTAACAGGGCGCCCGCCCCAATGCGGAACCGATCCGGTCGCCTCCTGCCAGCGCGTGAGGTCGAGGGTGTTGGAGCCGAAGAGCCGGTTGAACGTGCCGGTCGAGGGCACGCCCAGGCTCTCCGTGAACTGCGCCGCCGTCATTCCGAGCGGCAGAAGCGTCGGGAAGCCGCCCACGTCCTGCACGCCGCCGGTTGCCTGCCCGCGCTTGTTCGTGGAGCCGCCCAGAGACGCGTTGACGGCCTCGGCCAGAAGGGTGGCCGCAGCCTCGCTGTCGGGCTGCACGCCCTGCCCACGGGCCGCGTAGAGCGCCTGAGCGAACGGCATGATCTCCGCCTGCGCCCCGACCGGGTTCGGAAGTCCGGATAGGGCCTCCATGATCTCCGGGGAGAACGCGGCAAGGCTCGTCGATTTGGCCGGAAGCTGGACCAGCCCTTCCGCGATCAGTTGCTGGCCGACCATCGCCTCGCGGGCCAGCGTTGCATCGCCGCCCACGGCCATGATCTTGCCGGCGTAGCGCGTCACGGGATCGACCTTGAGCTCGTCGAAGACCCTGATTGCGTCCCGTCCCAGACCGGCCACCAGCGCCCCTGCAAAGGCCGCGCGGGCCTCGGGTGGGCTCTCCTTGGAGAACACGGCTCCGAAAGATTGCGCCTCCTGATCCGTGAGGACGGAAAAGAAGTCCACGTAGCCGTCCTGCATGAGGCCCCGTGCGTATTCCCCGCGGGCGGCGAGCGCGGCGACGAACTGCTCCGCCGTCTCGGGCCCGAAGTCGGGAAGCGTCGGGGGCTTCTCCTGAAGCACCTCGTTCGCATGGGCGATCGGGTCTTCCTCCCAGAGGCGCGCGTTGTCCGCAGCCGCAGCCTCCGCGGCGCCCAGAAGGTCGACCTCGAAATCCATCTGGATCGGGTTGGCCCGCATCTCCGCGATGGCTTCCTGCTGCTGCGCGGGCGTCATCCGGTGGAACTCGGGCATCTGGTCACGGAGCGTGACGAACGCCTGCGCCTCCGCCCACTCCTCGGGCAGAAGCGTCTGGGTCAGCGGGTCCGCAAGGATTGCCTCGTCAGCGGCGCTCAGACCGTCCTTGGCGGCCTTCGTGATCGTCCGCAGCCTGTCTCGCAGATCGGTGCGAATGGCCCCTGTCTGGCTTTCTACGAGCCCTTGCGCTGCCCTCTGCGCGTCCATGACGACATTTGCCGACTGTTCCGGTGTCCACGCAGCCCCAGGAAGCGCCTCACGGGCCCGAAGAACGCTCTGAAGTTCCGCCAGCGCGGCCTGTGCTTCGTCGTCGTTCCCGGAGGCGAGGGCTTCGGCATAGTTGGTCGACCACCTGTCCATGAGGGCGCGGGAGGAGTTGTCCGCTCGCTGGCGGATGTCGCGGTGCTTCTCGTCGACCATCCCGAGGAAGCGGCGCTGCGCCTCCTTTTCGAGCGAGCCGCGGAGGTCCGCCTTAAACGCCTCTGGCGCGTTCTCCACCACGGAGTCGACGTACTCGCGGGCCGCCTGCTCGAACCCCTCGGGATTCAGCGGGAACTCCTGCGAGATCGAAAGGAGGTCCACGAGGCCGCTGTTCAGCATCTCGGACTGGTAGGCGATGCCGGCGGCGATGTTGTGGGCCTGAAGGATCTCGCCCGCGTAGGGCGAGTAGAGCCGCGGTTCCAGCTTGCCTTCGGAGGTGCGGACCATCGTCGTGTCCGGGCTCTTGGTCGACATGACCTGGGACGCGCCGAGCGCCGCGTTGAACTTAGCAATGTACTCGGGGACCGTCGTGTAGCCGTCGGAGGCGTTGCCCGCCTGGGAGATCGGCCGGCCAGAGAACCACATGGAGGCGGCGTCCTGCGGATTGCCGAACCGCTCGACATAGGATCCGAACTCCCCGTCGAAGACGGCATCCTGCGCCGCGGGATCGGCAAGGAACTCCTCGGGCGTCATCCGGCGGCCGACGTACTTCTCCGTCCACGGCCCGATGTTGAAATCCATGACCTGATACCGGCCATATGCGCGGTTGCCCTTGGACGTGACCGGCCCCACGGCGGCATAGTCTCCCGACCCAGCGGATTCGATGGAAGCGATCGCGTCGCGAAAGTTCCCCGAGCCGCCGCCCATGCTCGACACGCGGACCCGCTGCCCACCCGCCTGCTGCTGCGCCAGCCGCCGCCCCTCTTCGGCGCCAGTGGCCTTCATCTTCTCCATCGCCGCAGGAGCCATGCGCTCGTAGAGCGTCTGTGCCGCGTCCGCGAGAACGGCGAAGGCCGCACCACCCTGCGGCCCCTTCTGATCGAAGTTCGAGATCGGGTTCGAGCGGATGACCCGCCGTAGCTGCGCCATCAGGCCCTCCTGTATTCGTAGAGGTCGAAGAGCGACGGCGCCGCCTGCATGACGCCGCTGACCATTGCCGTCCGGCCCCGGACCCGCGCGTTGCGAGCCTCCTGCGCGAAGTCCCGCGACTCCTGCATCCGGTTGCCGACCTCGATCCGACGCTCCCGCTCGCGGATGTCCCCGATCTCCCGCATCATGTCGAGCACGCCCACTCCCGGCCGGCCCATGGCAGTCGAGGCCGCGCGGAACGACCCGAGCTCGCTGTCGAGGTTCGCGCGGGCCACGGTGTCCGTCTGGATCGCCCGCGTCCGCCCGATGTAGGCGTTGACCTTGGCCTGCTGCTGCTCCGCCCGAGCCTGAGCGCGGCCGGAAAGCCCGGCGAATACGCCGCGCGCCGCCGACGCCCCGAGCGAGAGTGTGACCGGATCAGCCATTACGCCTGAGCCTCCTGAATTGCCGCCAGGATGCGCCACGGCCCCGGCTCGTGCTTGATGACCTCGAGATCGGGATGCGTCCTGGTCCCGAAGACAGGGACGCGGTAGCGACGGGTTTGCAGCGGCGGCGGCACGCTGAGATCGTCCCCGAAGCTGTAGGCCCCCATGGTGCGCGTCGTGCGGTTGGTGCGGATCTGAAGGCTCCGCGTGTCCTGCACGGAAACCCCGAACCGGATGACCTTGGCCTCGAACATGCCGTTCCGGCCGCTGTCGATCACCTCTTCCGGCCACATGAGCGCGCTCGAGACGAAGTTCGCGCCCACCTGCCACCCGTTCGTGAGCGGCGGAAGGTCCGCCACCGAAACCGGGCCGAAGGAGTTTCCGTTGGCATAGACGCTGACTTCGGTGAGGTGCGACAGGTTGAGCGGAAGCGCGGAGGCGACGCGAGCCCCGTCAAGGTATGCGTCCGGGCTGAACCGCTCGATAGTGCGGCCCTCCCCTTCGCGCGCAACCAGCGTCCAGTAGGAGCCAAAAGCGGGCGCGGCGGCACGGTAGGCGCCTGCGGTCTCCCAGAGGCAGAAGCCGACCGTCTCGGGCCCCAGAGCGTCCTGCCACGACGCGGCGGTCATCGTGCCGTCCGCGTTCACGATCAGGATGTATTTCTCGGGCGCGGCGTCGTCGATGACCGGCTGACAGAGCATCGTCGGGCTGCGGATCAGGTCTGGGGCCAGAATGCTCAGGTCGCGGATCGACCACTTGAGATAGACGTTCCCATCCAGAAGCGCGGCAAGCAGCTTCGTGCCGGACGCATCGATGAATGCCACGCCGTCGTCCACTTGCGCGGGCCGAATGCCGCTTGCGCCGCGACGGTCGAACTGCACAGGGTTGAACGTCGAGGGCGTCAGGACGCCGTTCTCCCGGGTCGGGATGTTGTAGCAGCCACGGTCGGACAGGATGATGAGGTCGCCGACGCTGACCGCGTGCAGGAGACGGGGCGAGTTGTCGCCGATCGCCCGCACGATGGCGTCGTCATCCTCCTGCCCCACCGCGAAGTCGTCGATGGAGCGGGCGCTTGAGACCGCGATCACGTCCGGCGCGCTTGGATGGTCCACGAAGGCCAGCCGCCCGGCCGCGGACGCAGCGGATCGCGGCCAGCCCTTGTAGTCGGAGAACAGCGGCTCGTCCCAGATCGGCGAAGCATAGCCACCCGACTCCAGCGCCACGCCCGTGATGGTCGAAGAGCCGTTCGGGCCCGAGATGCTTTCGCCGTTGTCCGGCCCCGAAAAGCCCGAAAGCGTCGCGCACAGGAGGTCGTTGCCCGAGATCCCGCAGATGTACCCCTGCCACCCCGTATCGTTGCCGATGACCACCTGATCGACAAGGAACGAGTTCGGGTTCGACACCGTGACCTCGAACGACGGCGGAAGGCGCGTCGTCACCGTCCCGGAATTGCTGCTCGTCACCACGATCTCGCGATTGTGGTAGCGGATTCGGGTGCCGGGGGTGATTTCCGCGGGGAGGGCGTCCGGGTTCACGCTGCCAGGGGCAAAGTAGACGAGGCTCACGGTCCCGGTATAGCCGCCAACGGAGAGACGGCTTCCGGGGCGGAACGACCAGTAGGGCTGCGCCACCTCGCCTCCGGGTCCCAGCGCGAAGTCGAACGGGTTCAGCGTGAAGGTCGCGCCGTTGTAGAGCAGGACGTGAGGCCGGATCCCACCGCCGATGATGGTCCGGTTGCGGAAGGTCTCCACCCAGAGCGTCGATGCGTCCGTCCACGGCACGGGACTGATGCTTTGCCGGGAAGAGCCGTCTTCGTTCAGGAGGAGGAGAGAGCTTTCGCGGAGGACAAGGAGATAGGTCTCCCCGTCTGCCGGCTTGATCTCGACAAGCTGCCGCGCCCCCACGTACTGCGCCATGACGAAAGACCCCCAGCGCGCCTCGATCCCTCCGGACGCGAGCGCGCGAAGGTTCTTGCCGTCGCGAAGGGACCGCTTCCGCACTTCCGTGTCGTCGCGCTCGAGAAGGTCCGAACGGACGACCATCTGCGAGAAGTCGCGCTGGGTGAGGGTTCTCTTAAGTCGAGCCACGGGCGAACCTTGCGCTTGCAATGGGCCCGGTCTTGTACGCGGGCTGCGCTCGGCGGGCCTTGGAGGACGTGGTGCGGGACTTCTGGAAGGTCGCTTCGGCGAGGGCTTCCATCTCCCTCGCCTCCGCGGCCTCCTCCTTGATGGCGCGGCAGATCAGCGCCTCGAGCTTGTATTGGACCCCGAGGGCAAAGGTCGCCGTCCAGAACGAAGCGTCCGCGGCGATCAGGTACTCGATCCAGCAACCGTCCGGGCTGTCGAGGTGCACGTAGGTGCCGTCCTGCATCCAGTCGACGGTGATCCGATCGCCCTCCTCGTTCTCGATCCAGAGGTTGCGGACGTGCATGGCCGCGGCCGGAACGGCATAGGCGTCGTCGAAGCCGTACTGCCCGTTCACGCGGGACAGGAGTTGCTGCGTCGCCTTCGTGAAGTAGTAGTTGCCCGCCTCCATTTCCGCTTCGACGATCAGCGGCCAGTTGCGGGAAAGCAGCCGCCACTCATCGGAACCGTCACCCTCGGAGACGATCTCGTACTGGCCCTGCGCGATGAGGGCCGCGTTCATGATCTGCAACATGCTGAACTGAGTGCTCATGCCCGCGACGATGCGGAGACGGCGGGTTTTCCTGAATGCACGGAAAGCGAAAGGGGCCAGCCGAAGCCAGCCCCTTTCTGGACGCCGATCCTTGGAGGAGATCTACTCGCTGGCGTCGTCCACTTCGATCTCCGCCAGCTTGCGCCGGATGAGGCCGATGATGTCGTCACGCTTCATCTGCTTCTGGGTCTTGATCCCCAGCGTGACGAGCATGACCTTCAGTTCCTCGGAGCTCACGTCCTCGAGAGCCCGCGGACCCGGGGCGATGGTCTTCACCTCCTCCGGCTGCATCACGTAGAGGCCCTTCGACAACTCGATGTTCTCGATGGCCGCCACGTAGGGCAGCGTGACCGGCACGGCGGCCTTGTAGTCCGCCGAGTTCTTTTTCGGGTAGTCCGGGTTCGGGACGATCGTGACCATCTTGGGCATGGATCAGAACTCCTTCGAGAAGAACGCGCCGAAGGTGATCGACGGCGTGGTGCCGGCCACGGTGAGGTGCAGGTCAAGATAGCGGAACTGCGTGTTGTTCAGTTCCGACCGGCACCGCATCACGAACCGCATCCCAGCCGCCGTGTTGACGGTCTGAATGGTGATCGTGGCGGCGTGACCGAGGATCAGCGTGTCGAGGACCTGCGCATCCGAGCGATCTGCGACGTTCGAGCCAGTCACCCGGAACGTGTAGACCTCGTTCGCGGAAGCGATGTCGATCGCCTCCACGTCGATCACGCAGACAAAATCGGTCGCAGCGGCGGCCCGCTGGTCCCACTGCGTGCCGACATAGCCGGTCGTGGTAACGGCGGCCTGACCCAGGGCTCGCTTGATGAGGCCCGGGGAGGCATCGTAGGCATAGAACTTGCGCGTCATGTCAGGGGCCTCCTTACTTCACGATCGCGGCGTTGGTGATCGACGAGAGCCGGATCGCGGCGAACGGGTCGCCGACCATCATGCCCACGTCGTGCTCGATGTTCGTCCGGTAGAAGACGCCGCCCTCGGTCAGGCCGATGTCGGTGACTTCCATCGGGCTCTGCTCCAGCGCGCAGACGCCCGTTTCGTCGAAGCGGACGATGTAGATCGACGACGTGACGGCCGACCCGCCGCCGAAGCCGACCTCGTTGAACGGCAGGAACTCGCCGAACTTCGTCACGCCGTAGCCGGTGTAGATCGGCAGGCCGGCGTACCGCATGATCGGCATCCCCTGCTCGTTCTTGTCCTGCGTGATGAAGCCGCCGATGCCGGTGTCACGCGCGGCGGCCGGAAGCCTGTCCTTGAGCGCCTTCGGCATGATGATCGCGTTCGGGTTTTCGACAAGGCCGATCGCGCGGTCCAGTTGCAGGAGCGAGAGGGCGCCGCCGCCCGAGGCTTCCGAGTTCGCCATCACGCGGCTCATGTAGTTCGAGCCGTTGACGGAAGCGGAGCCGGAGCCGACGGGCCGAAGCCGGGTGCGGAGGCCGGTGAACTCGCGCGGGGCGGAGCGGTTGTCGCCGAAGATGAACGTGTTGGCCCAGATCGAAGCCTTCCGCTTGATCTGCATCGTCTCCTCGATCGCGCGGCGGTCAGGGCCGTGGCGGGCGATGAGGCGGCGGTCCACGTCGATGTTGCCCGCGATCGGGTAGGTCTGCTCGACCACATCGTTCATGAGGCCGTAGCCGAGCGTGGGCTGCTCGTTCAGGGCCCGGAAGCCCATGTTGTTGGGCAGTTCGCCCTCTTCCTGGTAGCGGTAGACGCCGGCGGGAGCGCCGACGAAGGGGATCACCCCCATGAAGTCAACCGCCTCGGGAAAGAGTTCGATCGTCGCGCGGACTTTCAGATCCTCTTGGCCCTTGGCGTATTCGGGAAGCGTGTACGCGGTCATGCGTTATCTCCTGTCACGCGGCGCCCATGATCCGGCGATTGGCTTCGCGCAGACGCTGGGCAGGGGTCATGTTCTCCACGTCGCCGCCCGGGGGGACCGAGGTGGGCGTCGCAGTCGAGCGGGCGGGTGCGAGTAGACGTTCGAGGGCCTTCACCCCGGCGGCCGTGGTCGTGGCCTTTGCGAGGGCGGCGGCGAGATCGGCGGGCAGCTTGGCCTCGAGGCTGCGCTTCACGTTGGAGATGCGCGCCTGCGCTGCGGTGCCGAGGGACTGCATCTCGGCCTTGGACGCGGCGTAGAGCCCGGAGTACTTCGCGGCCTCGTACTTGGCGAGGAGGCCCATGAGTTCGCCAGTCGCGGACTTCGGGATGCCGTGCTTGTGCAGGAACCCGCCAAGCCCCTCGAAGAGCGGGGCCAGTTGCGGATCGTCCGCCTTCAGATCGACAGCGAAGCCTTCGGGCAGATCGAGCTCGCCGAAATCCACGTCGGCGGGAATGGCGAACTCATAGCCCGTGGGCGCCTCGGGCACGTCGGCCATGCGCTCCGCGTACATTGCATCACGGGAGGCCATCTGCTCGTAGTCCGCGCGGAACTTGTCGAGGTCGTATCCCTTCTCGCCCTTGTAGGCGTCGCCGATCCACGAGAGATCGGGCGCCTCGGGCGCGGCCGCGGGGGGAGCCGGCGGGGCAGCAGGATCGGCGGGCGGTGCGCTACCTGCGGGCGCGTCCGGGGCTCGAACCAGTTTCGGGGCCGTAAACCTGTTCAGATTCATCGCTCAGGATCCTCCTTAGATCGAGAGCGAGTAGACCCTGAGCGTTGCGAGCGGTTAATGCACGGTCATCCGCGACCGTGGGAAGCGCCGAAAGTAGGACGGCATTATCCAGCAAATCCAAGAACATGCGCCCTTCCG